AGGGTGGTTCTGCCATTGATTTTACCACCGACATTACATCGGGATCGGTGATCGTCTCGATTGATGAGATGCGCGTGTGGTCTGCCGAGTTCCGCGACCAGTTCTCCAACACCACGACTCTGTGGCCTACTACTGTATCGCCTGCGGTGGCTCCCGGCTCCTTCGTTGGTGCCGCAGCCGTCGTCCCGACCGTTTTTGGGGGCGGAGGCGCAAACGCCGTCACAGGCACGGGAGGATTAGCAGTCACAGGGACGACCGATCTGACTGCATCCGTGTCTGACGAGATTGCCCACGTGCCGTTGCGGCAGAGCGTGCTGAACAGGACGTTTTGGAAATTTGATCGCGGTTCCAGCGTCAGCCCGCGCTACCTCTATGCTGAGTATTTGCAGGGTGACCAGATTTTCGACAACCCACCTGAAACCGAGTAATGCCAAGCGACTTTCAAGTCCTCACGACTCCGCATCAGGAGGAGTTCATGTTCAGTGTCCGCATTCCGCAGGACCGAATTGGCCCAGGTCTTGTGTTTCCAGATGGCTCAACGCTGCTTTCGGCACAGAGCGCGTCCGTTGAGCGCAAGAAGCCGACTACCTACAAGCAATGTGGCTGGACGGTTGGCAGAGAGTTCCTGAGCAAGTTTCCAGCCTACGGAGACTACGTTTATCTGAAGTCCGAAAATGGTAGGGGTGACGCTGACCATGTGACGCTCTACTTTGGCAAGCCTAAGACGCCCGCCACACGGAACAAGCCGTTCAATACGTTCTACGATAACCGCCAATTCACATGGCCTGCCGTGTTGGAGGATTTGTGGGTTGCCAAGGTGAATGGCTTTCCGCAGGTGGTGAACAACGGCACGACCACGGATACGACAGATCGGCTGCTTCCGCGTTATCGTTTCCGCCCTGCTGCGGCTTACAATTCCAGCATCAAGGTCGAGCAGTTCATCTCTGACATCGCATGGCCTGCCAGCGAACTCATCCATGAGCAGCCAATTCCGACTGACATCGACGGGTTCTATGTTGGCTTAAACATTGGTTTTCAGCGCTGCTTGCATCCGCAAGTCGAGTTCCCGCGAATCAACTCTGAATCGGCGGTTTATGGAGTTGGAGTGACCCCAGCGCCACTTGGTCGTAATACCAACAAGCAGGTATTCCCAGCCACAAACTTCCTCGATTGGGCATCGTTTGTTATCGAGGACAGACAGCAGGCGGTTAATGGTCTTTGGATTCGTGAGCGCGTCACGATCTTCCCGCCACCTGCACCAGAAGAAGTCATCCAATGATCGGAACTCCACAAGGCGACTTTGAACCGGGAAACAGCCCCTTTGCCAAGCGTGAATGGACATGGGGAATGGCTGGCATTGGTGTTGATGTGCCAAGGAGCGGCAATTCGCTTGTTATCAACAATTTGTCCGGTTCAAAGGTTACGACTGAAAGTTTCACAAACAGCGGCCCTCCGCTTACAGTTGGATCGTATCTGACAATTAATCCCGTCACTGGGCAGGTTACATGGATTGGCCCAACTCCGCAGCCCACGCCCACGACGGCACCACCGACAACGCCGCCACCCACGACCGCGCCGCCCACGACGGCACCAACAACTACGGCGCCGCCCACGACCGTTCCGCCCACGACGGCACCACCAACTACGGCGCCGCCCACGACCGTTCCGCCCACGACGGCACCACCTACCACGATGCCGCCCACGACCGTTCCGCCAACGACGGCACCACCTACCACGATGCCGCCCACGACCGTTCCGCCAACAACTATGGGGCCAACGACAGCACCGCCAACGACGCCACCCCCATAATATGACCAAATTAAGCATTGTCCTAGCGTCACGAAATGAAACCGCGATGCTTTGCATGACAGTTCTGTCAGCCGTGGAGGCAATAAAAGAATCAGGAGTGTCCGGTGAGATAATAGTAGTCGAGAACTCGGATGAAGATGTTCATCTGGCAGCGATGGACTGTTTAGCTGGACAGATCAAAGAAGGGACTGTTAGGGTTGTCAGGCTGGAAAACCCATCAATCGCAAAAGCCATCCACCTTGCTCACGAGGAGGCTATGGGTGAATATCTTTTCTATACTGACGCGCACACTCTCATAGGCCACGGAACAATATCGGCCCTTTTAGACTTTCACAGCAGGCACGCCAATGAGCCAATAGGGTTTGTTCATGCGCCTATCCAATGGGCGCACAGGTCTTCGTCCACCAAAAGAACTCATCTTAATGTTAATCGAACTCCTCTTGGAGAGTGGTCTGGTGCGATTGCTGTTGATAGGGAGTCAATGATTTCATGGAAGGGTATGCCATACATGATTAAGAAATCAGTGTGGAGCGATATTGGCGGTCTAGGATGCTGTGCTGAACACAATTTAGGGTGGGGTGTTCTTCCATATTTGGGAATGAAGACATGGATTCTTGGATATGAGAATTGGGCTATTCCAAATGGAGTCGTTTACCATTTTGGCGAGTGGCCAGAAAGAGTTAAGCCTCACGCAAAATACAGGACATATTCAAATTCTGGTGAAAAACCTGGATTGGCTAGAGCTGTTGCGCTCTATGTTTTTGGAGGTGAGGATGGATTGAGGCAGTGCTTTGAAAACGACAGGCTTGAGAGATTTTTTAAATCTCCCGATGAAGTCATGCAGAGGGTGCGCGATATTGGAGAAAGGGAACGACAGATTATTCTGCAAAGACAAGTTCGATGTTTCAAGAGCCTATATAAATCACCACCTTGGAATATGGCACCAGAACTACTATCACCCAAATACCGCGAGCTAAACAGCGAGTTGCACAAAAATCCAAAAGTCCTCTATGGATACAAGGGTTGGGAGCAGGCAGACCTAACTGAGATGCTTTACAAAAAATACGAGTGCATGACATCATTAGATTATGGCGCTGGAAAGCAGTCTTTGTCGAGTGAAATGCGTCGTCGCCACATCGAGATGAACGATTATGATCCATCTATCGACCACATATCCGCAATGCCAAATCCAGCCGATTTAGTGGTTTGCACAGATGTCCTTGAGCACGTTGAGCCTGAGTATTTAACGCGGGTATTAAACCACATTCGCTCACTTGTTGGGAAATGCCTACTCGTTCGGGTATGCCTAGTTCCATGCACCTCCAAGAGACTTCCAGATGGCAGTGACCCCCACCGAATCGTGAAGGATAAACAATGGTGGCTGAACGCTTTAGGGAAAGGGTTCGATGTGAAGGAAATCCACGAATCGTCCGACAAATACCTTACGGTCAGTTTGATTCCAAATTAAATGCGCTTAACAGTTTTTAGCTATATGACACAGCAAGGGGGGGCGGACGATTGCTAAATTCCTTGATCATTCAAGAAACCTAGTAAAAGAAATTGCTGATAGGATCACATGGAAACACATTTGGCAAGAGCTTGAGGTTAAGCGGCCCACAACCCTGCCAAATCATTGAATCTCTTCTTCAGCGGACTCTGCTTGCCAGCCTGCACGTTCCCCGGTTTGTCGATGCTGGACAGGTTGTGCCTCTCACGGCATAGCTCGATCATAACCGCCGCGCTGTCGTAGTAGTCTGGACTCTTTCCAGTCCTTCGCTTCATGTCGATCTTGGACTCGACTCGGATGCGTGAACCGCCGTCTTGCGCCTTGTTGTCCTTGTATTTTCGCACCGTCATCTCATCGGCCATCTCCTTTGTGATGTTCCGCAACTGGTCGCAGCGAATCAATTCCTTGCCGCACCCCCAAAGCTCCGAGACTCGGTTGGCGTAACGCACGCTGGACTTCTCGCGGTCAGCGGCGGAAACAGGGCGATCAGATGCCTTGCCGCCAAAGTCCACTCGCAGGAAGGTGTTGCCCCACTTGCTCCACATGGCATCCGCAAAGGTCTTGCCGCCACCTGCTGATGCGTCAATCGCCACATTTTTGATGTCGATCCCCTCCTTGGAACAGATGTCTTTGATCTGGTCGATCAACTGCGTGGTTCTGTCCACATCGCGGCGAGAGGCATCGTCATTAAGGGCAACATGCCGCTCAAACTTGAGCCTCCGCTTGCCATCCGTGCAAACACCAATGGAGCCAATCGTCATAATCGTCTTGTCGCCGCCAGATGTGTAGGACAGGTCGATGCCGCACACCTTGGTCGGAATACCCGTCCAGACGCACTCTTTCGGCACACGGAGAATCTCGGCGGGCGAGTAGATGTTGTCGTCATCCCCATCGAGCAGGAACGCGCCAAGAACGCCTCGCCAATAGGCGCGAGTGTGCTGCCCCAGCTTCTCACGCTTCTCCTCAAGCATCTCCCTCGTCATCAGGAACGGGTAGATGGTGCGGCCTTCAAGGATGTTGGGCGAAGTCTCATTGTTGATTCGGAGCACATGCGCCCCCTTGCCTTCCCATTCGTCCCATTCGGGATTGTAAGCATCCCAGCCGCCCTCCTTGGGTTCACAAAGCTGCCCGAAGGTATCGAACGGGCTGTTGGCGTTAGCGAGCGCCACAAGCTGCACATTCGGGTTCTGAGTGATGTTTTCCTCAAAGGTGTTCACGATGGCAGGAGAAAGCTCGGCACACTCGTCGAGGATGACGACCAGCTTGCCGTTCGGGCCATGCTTCTGTCCTCGGATGGCACGGGAGGATTCCGCCGCCTTGCTGGATTCGCCGGGGAACAGACGGATGCCGTATTCCTCCATCACCTTGCCCGTGGCGAGGTCAACGGTCTTGATACAGTGAGACGACTCCACCAATTTACCGGGAGGAGAAGCGACCATGCCGTTGAAGTAGCGGGTGATTTGGCCCCAAATACGGCCCATTGAGTCCTTGATGGTCGTGGTGTTGACCAGAATGACGTTCTTGGTCGGGTTGGTGAGCCACCAGACGAGCGCAAAAACCGCAAACACACCTGTTTTTCCACCCGAACCACCCGAAGTGATGGCGATACGTTTGTGCTCGAAGGCTGCTTTTATCATCTTCACCGCCCAAGGATGCCACATGAAGGGTGTCCGCGTGCCTGGGTAGTTCCAAATCAGGTTCACGGCATTGATGAAATGCACCCACGCAGGCTGTCCCTTGGGGTTCGCTTCGCCCTTCCAGCCCTTTGTTGAGCCTGTCGGGCATTTGATGAACGTCAACTCGACCTCCAATTGGTTCGGGAACTTGAAACTGAACTCGATGCCATAGGTGTTCAACGGCCCCTTAGTAAGTTGAACGAATTTCGTTTGCTGGGGTTTTTGCTTCATTGATTTAGAGTGGTATCATTCTTATCAAGAGATTCAAGAGCCATCAGAAAATCCCCCTTGCCCATAGTCATGAATGACATACAATTACATTCAAATGGCAACCGGCCTTACAGTCGCGGATGTCAGGGCAAGCATCGGTAATACGATCTATCCCGGCAACCCAAATTCCGAGCTTTTCCTCCCCACGCTTAATCAAGTCGTGGAGCGGATTATCAACAGCGGCCAGTGGAAAAACATGTACGAGGCGGTGCATTATGACAGCACCAGCGGCTACATCACACTGCCACGAAGGCTGGAATCCATCGTCGGCGTGACGCGGGTCAATTGGCCCACGGCTCCATACTCGCGCATGAATGAATACATGACGAGCGGTCCAGGCTTTGAGGACGACACCACTCGCGATCTTCGCACGATTATTGACCAAGGCGATGTCTGCACGCAGGAGGTTCAGACTGAAATTGGCTACCCGCGTCTCACAATTGCGAATGCTGCGGATGATGGGCAAATTGTTCGCGTTTACGGCAATGACGCTGATGGCAATCCGGTTTTTGACACGGATGGCATTGAGGGCATCGCTCTCACTCTTGCGAATCCAACGGTAACAGCATCGGTGGAGATGTTTGTGACACAGATCGTCAAACCGATCACCATTGGCAACGTCACCATCTCTGTCGTGGTTTCTGGGACGCCAACCGTGCTATCCATCTACGAACCGTCCGAAACGAATCCGATTTATCGCCGCTACAAGACTGGCACAATCGTTCCGCGTGACGACAACAAGCCGGTTCTTCGCTGCCTGTGCAAGCGTCGGTTTGTGAGGCTGGTGCAAGAAACCGACCTCGTTTGGCCCGACAACATCGGCGCGCTCAAGTTTGGCATGAAAGCCGTTCAGCTTGAGGACGCTGGTGCCGCAGAGCTTCAACAGTCCCAGCTTTTCTGGCAGAAGACTTACGAAGTCCTCAATCAAGGACTCAAGCAAAACCGAGGCGCAATCCGCCCGAAGATGGCAATGGATTGGATGTTCTCGGCAGGGCAAACACCACAGACTCGATAATTATGGCTACACCAAGCAGAATGAACCGAAAAATCGGCAGCGGTCTTGACCAGTTCAAGATGCAGAACGAGAAATTCAGCCCAACCAGTCAATCTGTTGTTCTCGGCAAGGCGCAAGCTGGCGAGTCGATGAATCCGTCTGCCTTTGAGCGTCTGCAAATGGACCCCGGCAAACGGGCGGCGGTGACTGAAGAAATGCAGGCGAGCAATCCAAGCCTCCTTGGCCTCTCCGAGCGCGCTGCAACTTCGTCTGGTCGTGGCTACTATTCCGATGAACGCTTGCTGGAGCGCCAGCGCCGCATTGCGGGTCGAGCGCAAGCTGCCGCCCTCTCGCCGTTCGCCAACAGCAACATGCGGTCGCGTAACAATCAACCTCGCCAGATGGCTCAAGATTCCGTTATGGGTGCGATGCAATACCCAGGCAGTGTTATGTTTACTGGATTTTAACAACCCGCCAAAGATATGACTGAAGAACAACGCAACAGGCTCCTCTTGAATATTTTAAGCGGCTACGGCGGCGGCGTTGGTGCCGCTGTAATTCCATCCGTGGCTGGCGCTACTGTTGCCGACACCGTGAGCAGGTTTATGCCCAATGCTCCGGCGACCACAAACGCTCCAGCGATTGATTCAACTACGCCCAGCGACCCAGTTGCCGCCGCTCAAGCCACCTACAACGCAATGGTTGCTCGACGCGGGGAGGCCGCAAGGGCTGCTGTTTTGGGCAAGATTCGAGAGCAGCAGGAAGCGGGCGTCATCCCGTACACTCCCGACAACCCACAAGCAGTGGACGCAGAACTTCGCAAGAGGCTCGCAGTGACTCAAGGTGGTCAGGCGGTTGCTGTCCCGCGTTTTATCAATGCCGGATCAGTTCAAACCCTTCAACAGCGCCCCACTGGTGGAGTTGTCGCAGACTATGGCGGCGGCAATCGCGTTGTCACCAGTCGCTATGGAACCGGCACGGCCACGGCTGGTCCGCGCAAGGGCGAAATGACGATTACCGAAGACGGTAAAACTGTGCCAGGCTCCCAGTGGTTTCAAGAGGCGGCGGATCGCCAAAATCGCGTGGTGGACATGGGTGAGGGCGGTGCTCTCTATGTTCCAAAGGCGCGCCAAGCGGAGTTTGCTGAAGGCGCTCGTCGTTTGAAAGCCGCCGAAAAAGCCTCCGCAAGCAAAGCCAAAGCGTAATCTCCATGCCTGTCATCGACCTCAACGACTACCTCGGGATGCCTCAACAGGCTCCCGCTCAACCTGTGTTTCGAGCAACGACGCAGAATGTTGATCCAATGGCCTTGAGGGCAGACAACCCGTATTCAAACGAGGCGTTTCTGGCAAATGTGGAGGCGCGTCAAAGGCTGGCTGGACTTCAGCGTTTGGCACCAGTGCTTCAGGCGC